GTTGAATATGGGTCAATGTAAACTTTAACTCTTCCGTTAAGAACACCAGCAAAAGTATTACCAGTATCATCAACATTTAGGTTAGCTGAAAGAGCAGGTGTGTAATCTAACATACCAGCAGCTGCAAGAGCTGAAGCTACGTCTGAAGAACATAGGATAAAGTTACCTTTACCTCTTCTTGTTTCTTTAGCGATTACGTTACACTCTCTTTCGATTTGCATGATTAAGCCTTTGAATCTCTCAACCATCCATCTACCGTCTGAGTCTGTGTTAACATCAAATACACCACTTAGTGCTGTAGAGTTCTGAAGAGCACCAATTTTAGCAGTTTTAAGAACTGTTCTAACAACTTCTCTGTTGATTTCAGCTAAGATTTCAGCAGATAAGATGTTTGCAAGTTCGCCTTCAGCATCCAATCCGTGGATTGCTTTAAGGTCTTGTGCTAATTCCATTGTGTACTCAGCTTTTAGAGCTCTTGACTTAGCAGTCACAGTTGATTTCTCAATAGTGAAAGCCATTTCGCCGTAAGCACCGTCACCAGTTTCACCAACACCTAATCTCTCAGCAGCTGCAGTAGAAAGACCAGAACCAAATGTTGATACTGTGTCTGCTTCGTCTGCAATTGTGCCGTCTGTGTCAGCGTCTGTAACACCACTTAACCCTGTTGGGTCAGCTTGATGTGTACCAGTTCCAGAGAAATCTGTATCAGCTTCATTAAAGAATGCTTCTGTTCCAGATTGTGAACTGTATTTTGATTTCATTGCAAAGATAAGTCCTGTAGGACCACTCATTGGTTGAACACCAGCGATATCATATGCAATCAAGTTAGGCATAGCTCTACGTACTAAAGAAATTAATACTGGGTCAAAAGTACCGATGTTATTCGGTGCTGAACCTGAACCAATATTGTTAGCTGCTGCAGCTTCAGAAATAAAATTTCCTTGTGCTTGTGCTCTTTCTTCTTGTAGGGCAACCTCTTGGTTTTCTAATAGTCTAGCTGTAACAGCTTTTCTATATCTGTCGGAAATTTCTGGAGCTGACTCGTGGTCGAGAACAGGACCCCATTTTTCCATTAGTTTTGCGTCTGCATTAAACATTTTTGTTTTTCCCTATTTTTTAAAGTTTGTTATAGCTTGTGTGTATTTAGCCATAGCTTCTGAAACTGCTTCTTCTGAAACATTTTCTTCACCTAAAAGACTATCAACTTCGTCCACTGATTCACTACCTTCTTGTTTGAAGTAAGATTCTTTAACAACTTTCACTTTCATTTCAAAGTTATCTTTGTTATCGAATTCAATATCTTCTACTAAAGAAGCTAATTTTTCAGCTTCTGTTTCTGCAAGCCCTGAAGATTGTTCTCTCACTACTTCTTGCTTTTCAAATTCTTGAACTTTTTGATGTAATGAAATATTATCTTCTGTGGTTTTGTTTAAAGTCTCTTCAAGCTCAGTGACTGATTCGTTGAGTTCATCAACAAGGTCCACTTTACCTTCAGGTACTTCGATGTAGTGTTCTTTAAACACTGATTGTAATGAAGTCATAAAGTCTTCAGCAATTTCAGTTCTTAAACCGTTTGTTACTGCAACTTTATTCTCTTCCATCCAATTTTCAACTACATAGTTAAGGTATGAATCTACCTTCTCTACTAGAGATTCTTGGACTTCTGAAACTTCTTCTTCGAGATTTTGCGCGTATTCAGCTTCTAATCTGTCGATTTCAGATGTTAATTTTGAAGTTAACACTGCTTCGAAGATTGCTTGAGCTTTATCACGGAACCCATCAGAAAGAGTAGCCTCTTCTTTAATGATGTTTTCTAAGTCTTCGTCAAAATCAATAGCTTCTACTTTCGCTTTAGCTTTTGGGTCAGCTGCTTTACTAACACCTTTTACGGCATCATCAGCTGATTTGACTGAGGCTTCTTCATCATCGCCAAGAGCCATCTTTGAGAACATTTTCTGCGCGTCCTCTTTTCTTGCTTTCTTGAGCATTTCTACTGCTGCTTGGATGACACCTGCTTTGGTTTTAGGCACGTTTACTTTAGGTGCAGATTCTTTTTTAACAGATTCCTTTTCCTCTTCGTCCTCGTGTTCGCCTTCTTCCATTTCTTTGTCATCATGATTCTTCATGGCATTAACTTTCTTTTTGCCATAAGTTTCATCAAGATTTTCCTCGTCTAAAATTTCTTCATTTTCTACGAGCTCATCTTGCTCTAATTCAACAGATTCTAACTCTTCAGCAACATTATTAATAGCGTCGTCTGACATAGTTTTATCCCCTATTTATTTTAGATTAATTTAGAGAGGAAATTCTTAAAAGCTCTTATTTCAGCTTCTGGCAATCCAGTAGCTGGAGTGCTTTTAATTTCAGTCTCAATTTCTTCAATATCTTGCGGCTTAATAATACCATTATCCCATACCCAGTCAACACCTTCCATAACTCCATTTACAAATGCACTTGGAGCTGAAGGGTCCTGGACTATATCTATAGTAGATAACATAAAGTCATCTCCCACATAACTGGTACCATTCTTCTGTACAAGACTTCCCATACCACGACTTGATACACCAAGTTTAACACCACCTTCGAGCAAACCTTCAACGATTTGTCCCATAGGGGTCTTAAGAATTGATGCTTTTCCTATAACATCATTTCCCTGCCAATGCAGATCAGTG